ATAGCACAACTATCATCAAAAGTACCTAATTCAAATAACGTATAGTCACGAGCATACTTATGAAAATCATGCTTAGGATCATTTACAGCTTCAGTGATACCACGAATAATCTGACCCTTAGACAAAGCATACATAGGCTGCAAATAAGCATTAGTAGCAGCATCAAAAACAGAATAAATATTAATAATCATAAAAACTCCTTAATAAAAAATTACTCAAGAACACGAACTAAACGTTTAACAATCAAATCACTATGACGCGATAACGCATCCATACGAAGAGCTTGATCCATATCAGTAGGAAAAGCATCAACAAAAGCACGATCAATCTCAGCTATCTTAGATTGACGAGCAAATAAAATATCATCAAAAGTAAAAGGATCAGCAGCAGAAAACAACTTATCAAAATACTTAGGAGGGCGAAACTTACGACCCTTAATATACAAAAAATCATGGGGATAGACATCAGAACAATACTTCTCAAACCAAGACTTAGCAATACCATTAGACATAGTAATATACTCAGGAGAACGAACTAAACCAGTAGAAGAATCAACATAATCAATCCAAGCTTCAGCACCACGAGACTTCTTCAAAGTATAACGAGCAACATAAGCAGCAGAATCAAAAGTAAGTTCACCAATAGAACTAAAACCAAAAGTCCATAACTTCTCTAAAGAATCAGAACGAAAAATATCAGACTTACCGGTATGCTTCCACAAATACATATCAGGGAAGTCAATACCGAATAACAAAGCATGATAATGAGGGCGACCACGCTCGCCACCATACTCACCACAATGAAAATAACTTATACCATTACCAAATTTCTTACGTAAACGCTTCATAAATTTTTGAAAAACACGCTTATCAAGCGAATTACCAACGGGCAAATGATCATCATCATAAGTTAAAGTAATAAAACAAGAACGTTCAAACATAGAAGCATGCAACATACAACGAACAGCCCAAGTACGGGCATGATTCAGTCGACAATCATTACAACTACCACAACGAACCTTCAAAGGAACAGAATTAAGGGAATCTTCCTCACGCCAAACGAGAGGACGCTTACCATTAGAATTCAACTCGGCAGAGCGATACGCTTGCCGCGGATAAAGACAGGGCATATAATATCTCCGTGTACTAAACGAACACAACGAGAGCAAGAACTGAAGATAGCCAGACGATACTTGCTCTCACCTAAAGTCCAATCCTAGACATACATCCATACGTAGCAAAAAAACTACATGCGAATACCACCACGCATAACATGACCAGCACCCATAAGATTCCTCTTATGAAATCGGTCAGCCGACTTACGAAACATCTTCTTAGAAGAACGACGACTTAGCTTGTGTCTACGCATAAAAACCCCTTTTTAACAAAAATGGAAACCAAAAACTAAAAGTGACCCCTAAAAGGTGTCACTGGGACCCATAATATCAAGTAATGAATGGGTCCCAACTCCGAGCACCCCTACGGGGCGCTCTCCGCCTCGGCTTTCGCCTCGTTGACAGTACCCGACCCTTCGGTAGCGGGTACATCGAGAAGGCCCATAATGGCCATCTCATTACGGTTAGCAGGATCGCTAACAAAATCTAAAAACTGAGCCGGGTCGTTCTCAAAACGAGAACGAACCTTAGCAGGCAATGCAGCAAAGCATTCCTCAGCCTCAGAAACCATCCTCAAACAAGTACCATAATCTGGTACATCTGTAAAATCACCATATTGACCACCGTATTCCTTAACGTGCTCAATAACACCATCACGAATATAACGAGCCATAATATTATTAATATCACAGGCAGCACTTTCGTGCTGCTGAACAAAACAATCAGAAGTATCTAAAACAAGAGCTTCTGAAACATAACCATCACGATACTCATCACGAGCCTTACGTGCAACAACCTTAACCATAAATCACCTCACTTAGAAGGATGATGGCGCTTATACTCAGCGCGACCATAATCAGAAAAACGAGACCAAATACTAGGAACCCTACGAACAGCATTAACAGCACCTTGAGAAACATCATGCGCAAGAGAAGCAACAGGAGCAAGAGGAGACTTAAGAGTCATATTCTGAGCAACATTCTTAGCAGAAGCTAAATTCAACAAAGAAGAAGAATCATAATTGTCACCTTGCGCATTCTGTAAACGAACTTGCGAAGCAGTAGCCAAAGCATTATTAGCCATATCAGCACGAGTCTTATCTTGTAAAATACGATTCAAAATAGTCTGCTCCTTGATAGAAGCAATATCAGCAATAAGACGCTTTGCATCCAAAGCAGAAGAAACAGCACCAGACATCTCATTCTGAGCAAGAGCTTGGGCGCCACCAGGTGTAGAGGCACCACCTTTAGAATGAGCCAAAATAGGATTTAAACCAGCTTTGCGCATATCTTCCATACCACGTTGATAGGAAGTAGACGACATACGCTCTTGAAAATCCATCGACTCACGAGCAGAAGTCAAATTAGCCTTATTAGCAGACTTCTGCCCAAAATAATTAAGAACACCAGCACCTAAAGTACCAGCAGCACCAGCAATAGCACCAAGAGTAGCCATAAAAACTCCTAGAAATGGTCAATTAAACCAGGAACGCTATAAGTAGGCATAGGCCTAGCAGCATGCAAAGTAAAATGAGCATCAAATAAATAATCAGGCTCAGCAGCAACAGCCTTAACACGAGTCATAGGTGGTTGCTCAACAATAAAAGCACTATTCAAAACAGGCAAAGCAGCAAAATTCTGAGCCAAATGCCAAGCATCAAGAGGAGCAGCAGCATTAGACCTAAAACGACCAGTAACATGAGAAGGCTTATAACGATACTCAGCCCAACGTTCTTGATAACCAAAGGTTAAAAGATCATTAGCGGAAGCATCCGCATAAATCTCTTTATTCAAAACAGCTTGCTCACCAATATGAGAAAGAGCAGGCCAATAAAAATCGTAACGAGTCTGACGACTCCATAAACGATCTAAACCTTGCTGATAAGTTAAATCAGCACGAACACACACTAAACCAACAAGAGTACAATGCTCTGTAAAAGACTTAGTGAAACCATGACCAGAAGCAACAAGAGTACCAAACGCACCAAGATCACCTAAAGCATTAGCACCAGCAGTAGGGGCAGTCTGAGCAACAGGATGCATAACAACATTGGCGTGACCACCGCCAAGATACTCAGGACGCTGCATACGAGCATCATCAGAAGTAACACCAAAATGAGACTTAATAACCTCAGTATAACGAGTACCACCACGAGCATCACGCTCCAACATTCGCTGAATCTGAAAAGATTGGCGAAGAGCATTAATGGTAGACGAAGTAGCAGCAGAAAGATCAGCATAAATAGAAGGATAGTATTGACCACCAATCAAACGACCTTCAGCATTACCAAAACCGGCGCCCCATAAAATAGTAGACTGAGCATAATTATGCAAAGCACCATCAGTCTCACGTTGGTTAGCAACAGCACCAGCACCGGCGCCAACACCAGCAGCAAAACCAATACCCTTAACAGGAGCAAGACCACCTAAAGGAAGAACAACAGCAGTACCTTTTTGAGCAAAAGGTAAACAACTAGTGAAATAATCATGACGCTTACCGCGTCGCAACAAAACATAATCAGCAGGAGCATCAGGACCGTCACCAGTATTGACAACAACAGAATTCTGCAAATTCTCATCACGGAACCAAGTATTATAAATTAAATTATAGGCTCTCAAATGAAACTGATTATGAACTAAACCAGCAACCTTGGTAGGCAAACCAAAATAATCATGTAAAGACTGTTCACCATAACCACCAACAGGAGAAGTACAAGTGGGCACTAAAAACGAAGTAGAATCACCAGGATTCGTCTGAGCACCATTAAACTTTTCCCAGTTGGTCCATAAAAGCCTATTCGGTACTGCAAAAAAGAAGGATTCTAAGTACTGATTATCCATTAACGGATAAATAGGCGTAGCCATACGAGCAAAAGCATGCATCTTTAAACTAATAGAATCACCGGGCAAAGCCTCATCCCAATAAACGGGAACCAAATAACCAGCATCAAAAGTAGACTTAAGATCATAAGAACGATTAAAAGAAGAACGAGGAATATCAGCAGAAGGGGAACGAGAAAAAGCAAATTGACTAGAAGAACGAACTCGACCAGCGGATCCAGATTGCGACATATAAACTCTCCATGACTAACGCGCTACGCTTGTTAAGCTATCCGGAATAACCGGATAGCTGAAACAAAAAAACTAATTCACATCATCTGACAAAATCGAACGAACATTAACATCACGTTCAACATTCAGAAACTCAACTAAAACACCTAAAGATTTAGGGGAAGGTAACAACTTAAACATAGCACAACTATCATCAAAAGTACCTAATTCAAATAACGTATAATCACGAGCATACTTATGAAAATCATGTTTAGGGTCATTAACAGCTTCAGTAATACCACGAATAATCTGGCCTTTAGACAAAGCATACATAGGCTGCAAATAAGCATTAGTAGCAGCATCAAAAACAGAATAAATATTGATAATCATAAAAAACTCCATATAATTAAATATCAGAATCAAGAACACGAACTAAACGAGAAATATCATACTCCTTGCAACGACGCAGAGTATCAAGACGACGAGCTATAAGCTCCTCTGAAGGATACTCAGAAATCAACTTCTGAGTAAGAGTGACACCATCAAGATAACGATTATAAACAACATCTTCAAACATAACAGGATCAAACTTCTCTAATAACTTATCAAAATAACGAGGAGGTCTATACTCAAGACCATTAAAAATCAAAGAATCATTAGGATAAACATCAGTACAAAACAAATTAAACCACTCAGAAGCAATACCAGGACGACGACTCATAGTCACATATTCAGGAACTGGTTTACACAAACCAGTCTCAGTAGAAAAAGATAATCGCTTCTTAAGAGTGTACCTAGCAACATAAGCAACAGACTTAACAGTAACTTCACCAATAGAACTAATACCAAAAGGCCATAATTCCTCTAAAATATCAGAACGATACAATTTTTGGTTACCAGACATCTGCCAAAAATATTTATCAGGAAAGTCACAATTAAACAAAATAGCATGATAATGAGGACGGCCATACTTATCACCATACTCACCACAATGAAAAAATCTTATACCATTACCATATTCAAAACGAAGACGTTTCATAAACTTCTGAAAATGAGTAACATCAAGAGATTTATTAGCAGGCAAATGATCATCATCATAGGTAAGAGTAATAAAACAATTATCTACATGAAGAGAAGATTCAAAAACACAACGCATTGCCCACTGGCGGGAACGCTCTAAACGACATCCTATACATTGACCACACGGCACCGTAACAGGCAAATCCAAGTAACCTTGCATAGGATTAAAAACAATTTTATACTTACCACTGGCTTCGGGCACTCGCGCACGATAACCAGACAAGGGTTTGTAACAAGTCATGAAACATTAACTCCAAATCCTAAACGAAAAACTTCCCTCTCTAAACGGCAAAAAAAGAGGGGGAAGAACTCCAAAAAGACTACAACCGAATTCCTCCGCGCATAGGCATAGCTACACGATTAAAACGATGAACTCTCTTAGCTCCCTTTCTAAATAACTTCTTAGAAGACTTACGAGACATTCGACGACGCTTAAACATTACACTCTCCTTATTGACTAACGATAAATTCTGTCAGTCCGACCAGTTACATCAAGTAGAGCACTGGTCGGGAGGGGTCAAAACCCCTCAAAAAACTAACGCGCTACGCTTGTTTAGCCTCGGTTTCGCTAGGCTTACCTTCGGCTTTCG